CAAGTCTGCATTCGGAATCGTACATCTGTTCTGGCATCGTCCATCACCAACCGACGGCACACATGAGTGCGGCACAGGGGGTGCGACAACCATGGCTCTGACTCTCGCCGAGGGCGCGAAGCTCTCCAACGATGTCCTGCTCGAGGGCGTCATCGAGACCGCGATTGCGGACTCGCCCGTCCTCCAGCGGATGCCCTTCATCGAGATCGTGGGGAATGGGCTGACCTACAACCGCGAGAACGCGCCCGCGACGGCGGGGTTCTACGGCGTGGGCGACACCTGGTCCGAGGACACGCCGACGTTCACGCAGGTGACCGCGACGCTGAAGATCCTGGGCGGTGACGCCGATGTCGACCACTACCTCGCGAGGACGCGCAGCAACGTGCAGGACCTGGAGGCGGCCGTCGTCGCGCTGAAGGCGAAGGCCGTCCAGCAGGCGTTCGACGACACGTTCATCAACGGCGACAGCAGCGGCGACGCCAACTCGTTCGACGGCATCGACGAGGCGTGCGCGGCGGGCCAGACGCTCTCCGCCGGCACGGACGGCGGCGCGCTCACCCTCGCGCGGCTCGACGAGCTGATCGACCTGGTGCGGGGCGGGAAGCCGGATCTCCTGCTGATGTCGCGCCGCACGAGGCGTTCGCTCACCGCCCTCGGACGGGCTGCCGGCAGCGGCGTGGTCGAGCAGGACCGGGACGCCCTCGGCCGGATGGTGCAGTACTACGACGGCATCCCGATCGGCGTCGACGACTTCATCGCAGACGACCAGACCGTGGGTGAGAGCGACGACTGCTCCACCGTCTACGCGATCCAGTTCGGCGAGGGCGGCGTGGCCGGCCTCACCGGCCCGGGTGGCCTCACCGTGGAGCGCGTCGGCTCGCTGGAGACGAAGGACGCGAGCCGCATCCGCGTGAAGTGGTACGTGTCGCTGGCGGTCTTCAACGAGCTGAAGCTCGCGAAGCTGACCGGCGTGCGCGCGGCGGCGTAGTTCGGAGTTCGGAGAGCGGAGGCGGGAGGGCCCTCACCCCAGCCCTCTCCCCGAGTGGGGAGAGGGGGCCGGATTCCGGAGGAGAGAGGGAGTGGGCGGAACCCCTCCACCGCTCGCTTCCCCTCCGACTCCCCTCTCCCCACTCGGGGAGAGGGGCCGGGGGTGAGGGCTCTCCTCCGATTCGCCCACCCGCGGAACGGACCCTCACCCCAGCCCTCTCCCGAGACCGGGAGAGGGAGCCGGAGCCGGAAGTCCGACCCGCATACAACACAAAGGAACCACGATGGACCTCGACACGATGCGGGCGCGCGTACGCACTGACCTCCGCGACCCGAGCGCCGAGCGCTGGGACGACGACACGCTCGACCGGCACATCGCCCGTGCCCTCGCCGAGTTCTCGCTCGCCGCGCCGCGCGAGGCGAGCGCGACGCTCGTCACCTCCGAGGGATCGCGCGACCTCGACCTGGCGTCACTCGCCGGGCGGATCGCGGTCGATGGCGTCGAGTACCCCGTGGGGCAGTATCCGCCGGCGCTCGTCGCGTTCTCGATCTGGGGCGAGACGCTCACCCTCGAGGTTGACTCCGCGCCCCCTGCGGGCGAGGACGTGCTCGTCCGGTACTCCGCCGCGCACACGCTCGACGCCGAGGGCACGACCGTGCCGGACGCCCTCCACGACCTGGTCGCGACGGGCGCAGCAGCCTACGCGGCGATCGAGTGGGCCTCGTACGCCACGAACCGCATCAACGTCGGCGGTGACGACGTGTGGCGACGCTACCTCGCGTGGGGGCAGGACCGGCTCGCGACGTTCTCGCGCGCGCTCGCGAAGCATGGCCGCGAGCGGCGGCTGAAGTCGCGCCGGCTCTACGTCGCCACCGCCGCCGCCGGCGGGCGTCGTGGCTAGGGGCGGGTAGCGCGATGCTCTCGACGACCACGACGCTGATCGAGGCGGGCCGATCCTCGAGCGCGACCCCGCACGTCCGCGTCCGCCTCAGCGACCGCGATGCCGGCGTTCCTCGCCTCCGCTTCGCCCGCTGGTACACAGGTACTGAGGAGGACGGCGCCGCGGGCGTCGCCCTGCCTGCCGACGGATCGCTCGTGCGTGCGAGGATCGACGTCGCCACCGACACGCTCTACGTCCAGCGCGTCGAGACGCCCTCGGAGGCCTCCGACTACGGCGCCTGGTCGTCTCTCGCGACCGCCGAGGCCGGCGCGGGCGTCGGGCTGCACGCCGCCGGAACGCGCGTCCTCGTCGCGTACTACGACGGCACGGCAGTGCGCGTCCGCCAGGGCACCGACAGCGGCGCGAGCTTCGGCAGCGCGAGCGCCCTCGTCTTCACGGGAGGCGTCACCGCCGTCGGCTGCGCGGTCCGCGAGGACGGCGCGGCGCTCGCCGCCTGGGCGACCGGTGGCACGCTCTACACGGCCTCGCGGCCCTCGGGCGGTGCGTGGGGATCGCCCGCTGCATGGACGCACACCCTCGACGCGATCAACGCGGTCGCCGTCTCCGACGCCGAGGACTGGGCGATCCTCGTGAGCGGCGAGGACGGAGACGGCGCGCCGGGGTGCTGGAGCACGCGCTATGGCTCGGGCGTCGGTGGGCCGCCGGGACACTGGAGCGCGCTCGCGCCAGTGCTCGTCGCGTCGCCCGGCCTCGACGTCTCGTACCGCGCCAGCGGCCTCGCGCACGCGGGCGCGCCGAGGGCGCTCCTCGTCGAGTCGTACGCCGGGGCGGGCGCGTTCGACCGCGTGATGCTCGCGACCGGCCTCGCGGGCGGCGCCACCGAGGACGGCGAGTGGCGCGACCCCGTGCCGTTCGAGCACGCCTCGCGCTGGGGCGTCGCCGCCGCCGCGAGCGGGACGCACGCCTACCTCGCGTCGGCCTCGGGCGTCTGGCGCGCCGAGGTCGGGGGCACGCCGGTCGACGTGACCGGCTCGGTGCTTGCCGCGCACTACGAGGCGAGCGCGCGATCCGAGCGGCTTCGCCTCACCCTCGACGCATCCTCGCTCGCCACGCTCGCTTCGTTGCCCGAGGTCGGGACGGAGGTCGAGTTCTCGCCGGGCTACGTCACGGACGCCGGGTACGAGTTCGCCGCCGGTCGCGTGCTCTGGGTGACCTCCGTCGAGCACCGCCGTGGCGAGGTGCACATTGCCACCGAGGGGGCCCTCGGGCGGATCTCTCGCTGGCGAGCGCCGCGTCAGATCTCCTGGGCGGCGGGGGACGCGACGATTGCGGCGATGGTCTCGGCGATCGCGCGTGCGGCGGGCATCCGCGCCGTGACCGGTGGCGCGAGTCTCGACGCGTCGTCGCTGACGCCCGGCTTCACGGTCCGCGCGGGCGAGTCCGGCGCCGCCGCGCTCGCGCGACTCCTCGATCGCGTGCCGGACCAGGTGCTCGGTCGCGGCATCGACCTCCACCTCGTCGAGCGCGACCCGGACGAGGCGGCGACGTACGCCTACGGCACGACTCACCCGATCCGCTCGATTGAACTCCGTTCCGCCGAGGGCGCAGGCGGCTGGGCGCGTGTCCTCGGCGAGGGCGCAGTCGGCGAGGCGGTCGGGAGCGGGGCTGGCGGCGGTGGTGGCGTGACAGTCGTCGTCGACCCCTCGGTCACCTCGGCGGCCCTCGCGGCGGCGCGCGCGGAGGCCGCCCTGCGCCGCGCGGCGCTCCTCGAAGAGCGCGGGACGCTCGAGGCGGCACCGCACCCCGGCCTCGAGCCGGGTGATGTGGTCGCGGTCACCGACGCAACGCTTGGGCTCGAGGCCGAGGCGTACCGGGTGACCTCGGTGGAACTCGACTACGCACGGCAGCCGCGCGGGAAGTACCTGATGCGGCTGGGACTCGGGAGGGTGTGATGTTCCTCGTCGAGCCCGCCACGCTGATCGCGTTCGAGGGCACCGGCTACACGGCCACGCTGCGGTACGCCTCGTCGCTGTCGTCGTCGGTGGCGGGCGTCCCCGTCTCGCGCGGCATCGACTCGGCCGAGCTCGTCGCCGGCCGACGGCTCGTCGTCGCGGTCTTCGATGACGGCCCGACCGACGCGATGGTCGTGGGAGTGTGGTGACATCGGCAGGCTTCGCGTTACCGGTCAGGCTGGTAGGCTCGCGCCGATC